GTGGAATGAATTCCGGGAATTCATCCTCAGCCCTGTCAAGTCCCACTTCAGTGTGAGTATTAAGGCCTCGTCCTCGCTTCGCGAACTCAAGGAGCTGCGCGACACGCTAGGTTTGAGGCTTGTCCAGATGTTAGGTCCTCTGCGTAGAGGGAAATACGGGATTCCCTATCCCGTCTACGCCGAGACCTTAACACGTGGTAACGACCGTTTCATTGGTGTCAGGAGCCAGGAGGAGTACCTCTATGGCAACTGGGAAATGGACCGTCGTATAATAGACTGGTACGAAGAGAGAAAAGATCAAGGAATTTCCTTTCTTGTTCCCCCTTTTGCCACTCTAGAGCAAGTGCGCAATGCGCGAGATAATATCTCGGCTCCTGTTTTTCAGGATTTCCCTGCGCTGGCCGCCATGGTGACGCCAGGCGTAGGGAAAGCTTACGCATTTGATTCAGCTATGTCGAGACTTCGCAGCTCGATACAGCGATTGGAGTACGAACAAAAAGACGTCTGGGACCCCCTAGGGAACATGATCTGCAAGGCAGACCAGGCTTCCTATCCAATTTGGAAGATCGCCTATTTGGAATCTCCATTGCCTTATGACGAGTTTGCCGAACCTGATAGTATCAGGACGGAGGACGGTCAAAAGGTACTCGACGTGAATGGAGGAATAGACTCCAGGCTCGGCCTGCTTCTATTTCTCTGGTCATACCGAGAATACTCGGAATGGAAGGCATCAGGTTCGCCGGCATTGCCGGTCGACCCGATCCCCATTTCCGAGCCAGGTGTTAAGGCTAGGATTGCAACCAAATCAATGATCTGGATCAACCTATTCCTTTCACCAGCCAGTCACTTCATCAAGGATTGCATGTTGCAAATTCCTGGATGTCGTGTTGGCTTACAAGGCTCTGACCATGCTTGGAACTACGAAGCTAGCTGGGCTAGGCATCGAGACAAGTGGTCTGAAGAGCAATGTACGCATATCTCAACCAGTGACCTGACGGCAGCGACAGATTACTTGGATTTTGATCTTGCGAAAAGCGGCATGAAGGCATTCCTAGATGGGGCATTGCCCGACCTAGGTCCTGCGAGGCAGTACCTTGATGACGCGATAGACCTAAACTGTTCGCCCAGGCTGCTCCTTGAGCTCCCTAGCGCTTTCAAAAAGAAAGGCGGAATCCGCAACAGAAGGGTGTACAAGACTTACACGAAGTTTGGATCCAAAGTGGAGTCCACCTTCCGTGGGAAGTCATATATCGGTTGTCCGACGGTTAGAGGCGTCTTGATGGGGGAGCCCCTCACCAAGATGATCCTCTCTCTCTTCAGTATTTGCGCCGAGCGAAGCGCTCGCGCAAACCCTGGGAGGTTAACCTCGAACATCCGAGAATTCTATACGACGCGATACACGAACAGTCACTACGCGTGTGCTGGCGATGATCACGTCGGTATAGGTAACCTGAGGTACCTAGCTGCCATTCCCAAGCG